GCTCATCATTGATGATGAAGCTGCTAAAAAGTCCGCTGCCTTTAATCGTCAGTTGAAAGATATGGAACAGACCGGCAAGAGATTGGCTATTATGATTGGTCAAGAACTTTTACCGGTGGTTATGGAATATGCACAAGGTGCAATCGATTTAACGAAGTCTTATAGCAATCTAGCCACAGAACAAAAGGAAGCTATCTCAGGCCTTATCAAATTCGGTTTAGAAGCTAGTATAGCAATCACAGGTATTCAGTCTATTACAAGTGCATTGAAGTTCATGCGATTGGCTACTATAGCAGCTGCCGGACCTTGGCTTGCATTAGCAACCGCTATCGGCTTAGCCGGTAAGGCACTATTAGATTATCGCTATAAGGAACAGACCAAAGGTACAGACCTAGGCGTTGATGTTAATGGTCTTAGAGCCCATAAGAACTTAAACGCACCTGGTACTAACTCCGCTTACATGGCTAACCATGATGGACGTTACTGGGTCGAGGATAGTTCACTCTTTGGGCTAATCAAGAACGATCGTTTGGCAACGAAAGAAGAAGGTGCTCAAATCGACGCTGCTATTAAGGCTAAGGAAGCGGCGGATGCTGCGAAGAAGAAAGCCGAAGAGGAGCAAGAGCGACTTCAAAAAGAAATCGACGATGCTAAGAATGGTCTTACCAATAATGAGGCTATTAACAAGGCTAATGAAGAAGCTAGTAAGGCGGCCAAAGCACAAGAGGCAGCGGCCAAGAAAGCAGAGCAAGCAGCTGAAAAACTAGCAAGTTCTGTAGAACGACTTAATGAACTTATTCGTAGCCTTACTCTTCAATCTTTAGAGATTGATGGTAGCCAATATGAAATCGACAAGCTCAACGCTAAGAACCAATACGAAACGAATAATAAGAACATCCGTGAGATTATTCGTTCTGCAGCCGGCTTAAATGGTGGCGGTGGTACTGGCCAAGCCTCAAGTGTACTAGATGCCGCTAATGCACAGTTAGGCAAGAAGTACGTATTAGGTGCAGAAGGTGATTGGGCTACAGATTGTGGCAAACTATTTGCCGATAGCATTAGAGAGTCGTTTGGTATTAGTACTCCTAGATATGTGCCTGATATTATGCGTGATGCTAGAGCAGTAGGTGCATGGCACGATGTAGGTGATGGATACGTTCCTAAAGCAGGTGACGGTGTAGTTGTACTTGGCGATAACCATGTAGTTATTGCTGATGGTAATGGTGGCTATACTGGCGCAAACTCTCATGGACCTGGTGGCGTGGGACCTGGACAAGTACTTCAATCTAGTTCTATTGCAGGTGACTTTGGAACTGCAACAGGCTATGTAGATACAGCACTATATGCAAAAGCATATGGCGGTAATGTTGGCGGCGGATGGGGTAGCTCAATCGATGCCTTAAAAAATGCTAATGCTAAAGCGTTGGCTAACTCCAACTTAGTAGCAGAAGCAAAGGCTAAGAACGAGGAGGTATATCAAAAGAAACTCGAAGAAGCTGACCGTAATCAAAAGATACGTGTACGCAAGATGAACGAGGAAATCTCAAAACTTGACCTTGAACGCACAGGCGATCGCTTGCAATTACTCAAGACGGAAGCCGAAGCTCAAAAGGCTCAAATTGACGATAACGTTCGTGAGTACACAAAAGCAGTAGGCGATAAGACATTAGCTGAAAAGAGAGCTAATGCCGAGAAGCTAAAGATTACTGCTGATACGGAACAGAAAATCAGAGAGTTAGCATATACGCAACTCAACGAGGATTCTGAACGTCAATCTAACTTAGTAAGGCTTGGACGGATATCTCAATCGGATGCAGACCAAGTACTTAATGAACAGTTGCGAGCATACATCGAATTCGCTCAACGAGAACTTAATGAAGCTCAGCTAAGCGCTACTCAACGCTTACAAGTAGAAAAGAACCTCGTTGAAGCTCAGCAAAAACTATGGGAAATGGCAGGACGTAACTTGCGCACTAGCCTACAAGAAGGTGCTAGACAGTATAGCTTGGAGGTAGTGAACTATGGCGACCTAGCTAAGTCTACCTTTGATAGTACGATGAGCAGTATTAACTCCTCATTTACTAGTCATCTAGAAAACATTGCAACTGGTGCTGAGTCATTCGGTAAGGGGCTTAAAAATATCTTTAAAGATATTACGAATAGCATTATTAAAATGCTTGTTAACCTATCCTTCCAACAGTATGTACAACCTAAGCTACAAAGCCTATTCGGTGGAGTGGTAAGCGGTATCGGTGCTATTGGCGCCGGTCGTGGCGGTGTATCTTCGTTTGCAAGTGGCGGTTCTTTCAGTTCAGCATTTACAGGCAACAGCTTTGGTAAGTTTGCAAGCGGTGGTATTGCTCCTGCAGGTATGACATTAGTTGGTGAGAATGGTCCAGAGCTCTTGCAGTTCAACTCCTCTCATCGCATTTACAATGCTAGCCAAACACGTAAGATGATTAGCGGTGAAGGAGCTAGTAAAGTAACGGTTAACATCATCAATCAATCTGGCCAACAACTGGATAGCCAACAACAAGAAACTAAGTTCGATGGCGAACAAATGATAGTTGATGTAGTAGTATCTAGTCTTATGACAAACAAAGGAGGTATGCGTGATGCTATTAAGGCAGCCGCAGTATAGCGTATGTTAGAATTCCCAAACATAAGATATCCGATATACCCTATCGATGAAACTACACCGGATGTAAGTCGTAAGGCTCAGGTAGAAAACATGACGATGTTAACACATCGTAAAACTACGAAAGCGTTACGATCATATTCAGTGAATTATAAGATACCGACTTCGGAATATATCAAGCTAAGGAATTTCTTTGACCAGGTTAATACTGCAGAGATATTCCTTTGGACACATCCGGAGACACGAGCGAAGGTAAGAGTAAGGTTTGCTGACCAACTCCACTTCTCAGCTAGTGATTATGGTATATGGAATGGTTCTATTCAATTACAGGAGGCGTAGATGTTAACGTTATCAACTGCATCAATCATCGAAAAGAATAAGATATCCTCCACTGGAGCATGGGTAATGGCTATTGAACTTCACCATCCGGAAGGGAATATCCTCCTCGTGAATAACACCGAGGATTTAACCTTAGCCGGTAAGAAGTACACTGCCTTCCCATTCAAACTAGAGGATATCAACGAGGACACTAAGCAGATGCCTAACGTTAAACTCTCTGTAGCGAATGTAACCGGGACTATCCAACGGTTAGTAGAAAAGAATAAAGGCCTCACAGATTGTGAGGTCAATATTCGAATATTTAATACTAACTTACCGGACATTATTGAACTAGAAGAAACGTTCATCATTAATGCATCCCAATCTAAAGCAGACTGGGTAGTGTTCACATTAGGCACAGACTTCTCATTTTCTCGTAGGTTCCCACCTGTTCGAGTGATGAAAGACTACTGTCCTTTTAAATTTAAGTCTGTAGAGTGCGGATACAAAGGGTACGCACAATCATGTAATAAAACTCTAAAACGCTGTCGTGAGTTAAATAACAGCGTTAGATTTGGCGGTGAGCCAACAATACCACAAGGGGGCTTATATGCGTCTAACTCTAAATAACCTAGTAGGTACTCCGTGGAAAGAGTTGCCTTGTTGGGAGCTTGTGGTAGAGGTGTACAAGAGAGCCGGTATTCAACTTGAGCCATACGCAACGTATTGGCCAGATATGAACTCTCCCTGGCACGAAGTCAAGGAGCCGGAAGTAGGGGACATAATTGTCATGAACCTCTACGGTAATAATGCTGATCATATCGCAGTGTATGTAGGCGAAGGTAAGATGATACATTCTACCGAATATGCGGGCGTGTGTATCATACCAATGGACAGATTAAGAAAACGTATATTAGGAGTGTACAGGCACAAGGAGGCTCAAAATGATTAGATTAGTAATTGCTCGAAACCCATTCGACCTTACCACTAGACAAGAGACTCTTGTGCCTTTTGTCGAAGGTAAAAAGCTTAACCAATATTTCACTGAACCAGGTGAATGGGTGTACTCCATAAATGGTGAGTTAGTAGATGATACCGCATCACCTACAGACGAAGCCTATGTAGTGGTATTGCCTAAACTTGAAAAGCAAGCATTCGCTATTTTGTTATCTATTGGTTTATCGATAGCGACTGCCGGTATTGCCTCTGGTGCGATATTCGGTATTACAAGCGTATTAGGTCGTACATTAGCAGCAATGGCCATCGGTATGATTGGTAACGCGATCATATCTAAAATAGCTACACCTAAGACCGATAGCTCTAACACTGAGCAGTCTGCTACGTATGGATGGCAGGGGGCACAGACCGTAATTGGCCAAGGCCATCCGCTAGCGATTACTTATGGCAAGTGTAAAAGTGCAGGTATGCTTATATCCCGCCACGTAACAAGTGACGGTGAAAAGCAATACCTTAATTTATTGTATTGTGCCGGAGAGGGCCCTATCGACGCCATAACGGACGTTAAATTAAATGGTAACCCTATTGGTAATTACAAGGAAGTTCAACTCGATGTAAGACTTGGCACAAATAACCAAGAGATTATCCCTAACTTCAATGATAACTATGCTGACCAACCTTTGACGTATGAGCTTACGAATGACTGGTCAATTCATCAAACACAAGGTAACTTATCTACTGCACTAGAGGTTACTATATCACTCCCTAATGGTTTGTATTACTCAAATGATAAGGGCGGATTAAGTGAAACGTCAGTCACTATTGAAGGTGGCTATCGTAAAGTTGGTTCTGCAGAGTGGATACCATTACCGATTAGTAATAATGGTGGCCAAAGTGCCATGCTTGAAAAGACAGATAATCGTTGGTTTAAACGGAATAGTCATTCAAGAACGTCTATCGATAATAGTCAATATACTGGCGTTATCAAGGACAGCTCGAATAAAGCTATCTATCGTGTGTTCCGGTTCGATGTAAAGGAACCAGGACAATATGAAGTCCGTATGCGATGTGCGCACAAGGACGGTAATTCTAACCGCCATGTGAACAAAGTGTATTGGTCTCAGTTAACTCAGATTGTCTATGACGATTTCATTCATCCTGGTAAGGTTCTTATCGGTATAAAAGCATTGGCTACTGACCAATTAAATGGTAATGATCCAAACGTAACTTGGATACAGGAGCGCAAAACAGTATGGGTATTTAATACCTACACCGGGGCGTATGAATCTAAGCCGGCGAATAACCCTGCATGGGCTTGTTACGATATCCTTCATCATTGCCGTAAGATTGGCGATGAGTATGTAGTTAAAGGTGCTCCTCGTGAACGCTTTGTATATGATGCATTTAAGGCGTGGGCTGATAAGTGCGACGAGAAGCATATTGCATTTAACTACATTTACGACAATGCTAGCCAAGTATGGGACGCGCTTAAATACGCTGAGAATGTAGGTAGAGGTAAGGTAATACCTTTAGGTACTCGATTCAGTTGTATTTACGATTATGCGGCCACACCTACTCAGCTATTTACTGTAGGCAATATCAAGATGGACTCTTTTATGGAAGAGTTCCAGGCTACATCATCTAGGGCAAATGCTATCGAGGTATCATTCCTTAACAAGTCGAAAGACTACGAGCGCGACGTACTTCCTGTATTTAGTGAAGAGTATGACGTGACTACATCCCTCGCTAGTCCGGCGCAAGTTGAACTAATGGGATGTGTAGATGTAGACCAAGCCTACAATTACGCTAAACACTATTTAAGAGCGAATAAGTACGAGGTGCGTACTTGTACCTTCGAGGCTTTCACAGACGCCATAGCGTGTACGATAGGGGATGTAATCCTATTACAACACGATGTGACAGACTGGGGACAAGGTGGTCGTGTAGAGTCTGCCACAGGTAATAAAGTAATCCTTGATAGAGAGGTTACTTTTGAGCAAGGTAAGACTTACAGGCTTATGGTACGTAACGCTAAAACGGATGCATTGGAGTCTTACAACGTAACTGGTGTATCCGGTAAGACCTTAACGCTTGCTAGTAATGCAGTCATTCAGACCGACGATTTATACACCTATGGCGAGGCAACTAAGGAAGCTAAACCGTTTAGGGTATTATCCATTAGTAAATCCAACTCTGAAATGACTCGTAAGATATCCTGTATCGAATACTACCCTGAGTTGTACGCCGGTGATGATGGATCAGTGCCAATTATCGACTACACAACAAAGTCTGATGTGATTAAGGTTATTAACTTAGTCTTAATTGCTGACGTTAAGACCTTAAAGGACGGTACTGTACTTTGTGATATCAATGGTACTTGGCAACTGCCACGGGGTAAGGTGGCCAAAAATATTATCGTGTATTACAAGCCTGTTACCGCTAAAGAGTGGCAACAGTTCAAAGTACTAGATGGCAGTGCTACTAGCGTAACTATTCCAAGTGTAGCTACTGACGTTAACTACGACGTTAAGATTGTATGCACCAATAATACTGGTGCTGCGTATGAAGGAGTAGAGCGTGCAGTGTATGTAAGTGGTAAGGAAATACCCCCGGCTACACCTAAAGGCTTTAAGGTAGCGCAGGATGCAGTTAATAGTAGCGTACTTCACTTATCATGGGAACCTAATAAAGAGGCGGACTTACATGGATACACACTATATGACGGTAACGACGTAGTGTTGATTAAACATATAGGCGGTACTTCCTACTCCTACTTCATTCCTAATACTGGTAATTATAAATTCAAGTTATCTGCCATTGATACATCTGGTAATGAAAGCGGTAAGGCTGAGGCTCGTATCACTGCAAGCGTATCTGCTGAAAGCGTGGCTACACCTAAAGCACCGGCTCGAGGTGAAATAAAAATCGGTAAAACGATCACTGCTGCATGGGACCCAGTAGAGAATACCTACATCGATTACTACGAAGTTCGACTTGATAGTAATGTTGGACAGTCCAATAATCTATTAGCCAAGACTACAGACATTCGCTCTGAAATTAAGTTATCGGCTCGTAGAGGTGCGGTATTCGTTTACGCACACAATCCTGTTAAGGGTTATGGTCCTGCTCTTAGACTTGACTATAACGCAGTAGTGCCTAAAGCTCCGACGAATGTCAAAGTAAAAGGCAATATTACAGGCGTAAGCGTAGTCTTTGACAGCATACCGGATACTTGTATAGGCGCTAACATTTATATCGGTACAGAGAAGTATTTCGTTACTACAAACGTAAATATGATACCTCATGATCCAGGTGTATTTGATGTAAAAGTTGCCTATGTAGATGTATTTGGTGAGGGTACATACTCCAATATTATTGGTAGCTCTGTACCGGCTAGTATCGACCCTTCGTTAATTAATGCAGAAGCATTG